AGGTTTGTACTTCTGCAACTTGAGTATCATTGGCATTTTGTGTGGCCAATTGTGCAAGTTTCTGTGTGCGCTCATATTCAATTAATTGCACAACAGAAAGATCCAGAACAACAGCTTTATCTTTGAGGGATTTAACTATCCTTTCATTGCTGTCCTTCCATTTGTCTAGTGTTGTCGAACCGATGTTGCCTACGGCCGCATCATAAGTTTTAATGTCGTCATTCAGACCTTCGATGGTTTGTTGCTCAGTCTTTCTTTTTGCATTAATGTCACTTACTGAAACCGTTAACTCATCATATGCTTTTTTGGTTTGCGCTAGTGCCGCAAGTGTACCTTTGTAACCTGAGTTTTCTTTGTTCATTGATGCAAAAGTCAACCCATCTAATTCGAGTTTCTTCTTTTGCCGGTCCATTGCTAATTGCTTTATTTTAAGTTCTTCATCCAATGTCTTAATAGCAGACTGCGATGTTTTAATTTCTTCTTCTTTTTGGCGAGAAAGAAGATTGGCTTGATCTTGTGTTAGTCCGACAGTGCGTTTTAGTTTCTCAAGTTTCTCAACTAATTGTTCAATCTTCTCACCTGAGTCAAACATGCTAGGTGATAATACATTAACCAACATTGCACCAAACGCTATAACTGCGCCAATCAAAGCACCTGTAGGACCAAACCCACCCGCTAATTGTGAACCTTGTTGGCCAATTATGACCATTGCGTTTGTACCCATCTGTGCCTGGACTGCGACATCTTGTAATTGGAAACCAACGTTACCCATTTGACCACGAAAACCGCGCATAGATCCTTGAGTTTTATTTGTCTCATTGCGTAGTTTTTGATAGTTACTAACCAATTGTCTTACTGAGTCTTTTTGCACTTGTGTTGCATTTGCACCCAAGCGCATTTGTGCATTTAATATTTGTTGCTCATCAGCACCTTTTCCCAGGCCTGCTGTCATTGACTGGTATTCACGAGTAAGACGGTCAACTGCTTTTTCAGTACGACTAGTCTCACGAGCCATGCGTTGTAATTCTATTCTTTGGGATTTAGTTTGATCGCGTGCTACTGTAATTTTTTGATTGTATTCTTTACCAAGCGTATTAGCCAATTGTTGCATTTTACTATCAACATCTTGACCAGACTCGCCCATAGCTGTAAGAGTTGTCCGAAAGGTTTTAGCATCTTTCTTTGCACCACCAGTGTCTACGACAACTTTGTAAGTTAATGTTTTTAATTGTGTCATATACCTAGCATCCTTTTTAAATGCTCATCTGATTCGTCTACAGTAGCATAATTTATACGTCTTTGAATAATCGGAAGGTCTTTGTTTTCATCAATCGAAAAAAAAGCAGCCCAATACTCTAATTCAGTATCAGGCCACTCCATTATTTTAAACACAGGTGTACCAGTTTTCATTGCTATTGCTTTAACTAGCAGCAATGCGGGATTACTCAGTATGGCTTTTTTTTTGCCGTCAAAGATGATTTAACAGGATTGCACTCGGCGTTTGCTGTACAAAGCAAGGTGAATACATCCTCATCCATATCGTCAAATAATTTTTCAACAGAATCATCTTTATCTACACTATCAGCAGGTGGGTAGATGAGATCACCATTTTCACTTGATAATACTGAAATTAGATTGGATGCAACCATCATCATGTTTTGAACAGCCTGTGGTTTTTCACCATGCACTTTGCTTATACGCTCATAAAGTGCATACCGTCTAGCACTGGCTGAAACATTCATCTTTCTCAATTTAAAAGATAAAAGTTCACCATCTGAATCCGTGATCTCAACATTAGTACCTTTCATAGAAATCCTTACGCTACGGGTGCAGTTCTAACAGGATCGCTGTTTGTTTTACCAGGTACACTGAACATCAACCATTCTTCGGCGGTCGGTTCGTCTACTTCTACACCAAGTGGTTTATATTCAAATTCAAAACGAGTACCAGTACCATTAACAGAAGGGGGATTTGGTAAAGTGATTCGTATAAGCATGTCAGTTTCAGCCCTACACGCATCTAAGAAAGTAATTTGTATTGCATCGTTGTCCCAATACTGGCCTTTCAATGCTCGGTCGGTTGCGTCTTTCAGACTTGATCCGTATTTCTTTTGTTTATCTTTTAAAAGTGTACGATCTTTTGGCTCACTAACATTACCGATTGAACCAATATTCGTTATACCTTCGACTTCAATAAACGCCGGTGTTTGTAAATCTAATGAGTACTCAAAAATAGTACCTGCAGCTAATTGTGGTTCTTTCATTACCTATGCCTCATAAGTTTGTATTGTTAGAAGAGTGCTACGCAATTTCTCATCTTTAAGTTGTACACCAACATTACCAATTGTAATCATCACGCGCAAGTAATCATCAGTACGTGTATTATGTAATAATTCTGCTTCATCGACAAGTTTTTTGATGTCATCATCTTTTTTAGTGACTATCTCAGCCGTCCACTGATCACTTCTGCCTGATTTTTTACCAGATAAAAGACGTGCAGCAGAATGAGATTGATGTTTATATGATATTGCGGGATACCTTGCATTTTCTGGTATGACATCCAACCATGATTTACAAGTGAAGCTGTTTTTTAATAACCTTTGGATCTTTATAATATCCATTATATTGTCACCTTATTTAATCTATAAACTATGTTTGTTGTAATGTTTTCTGCATTCGCAAACCATGCTCTTTCCATAAATGAAGTAGATACGAACCCCGGGTGCTGACTACCTTGATCTTGACCTTTTGGTGGAGCACCGCGAGGCTTAGATGCTGTAGGTCTTTCAGCAGCACGAGAACCACTTGCTAATGAATGGGGTTGAGTGCCACCTATATGCCAGAATGCAACCAACGGTGCAGGTGGTGGAACACGACCACTTCTAGGTCGTCTTGCGTCACTACCAGTCTTACGACTCATGTTATACACACCCACAGAACCGGCCGGATTACCATGTTTATCGATAACAGCAGTAGATGATATTGAGCGAATTAACACTGGTCGAGCATAATCAAGTGTGAACATAGTAGCCACATTGTTTCTCATGGTGTTCTCAATGGTGATTAATGATGATTTAAGAGACATACGGACTTCTGCATCCACATCACCAACAAAAGCTTCTAGGTCGCTTATAGCGTCCCCGAAACCCTCTATAGTGACACCAATTTTAACGCTCATTTAAAAATTCTCTGCTACCAGTAATAATCATGGCACGTCTGCGCTCAATAGGTCTTATCATATCGATTTGATATTCATTTCCCAACCATTCAAAAATATCTTGCTGTGTGAGTCTACTATCAAATCGTGCTTTAACACTGATATACTCAGTGCTCAATGTAGCACCAGATTTAATTAACTCAGTACCACTAATTATCTGCACGTTACATCGCATATTACGTAAAAAAGTATTAACACCTGGTTTACCATACTCATCAACATCACTACTCGGTGTGAGTATTCTCGATTTATCACGAAACTCGGCAGATCTAATCATATATCCAACAACTTTAATGCATTGAATGTAGTGAGTGACATTTTAGCATCAACATCACTGTCACGATTGTTATATAAATCTGACACAATGACTCTACATGCATGTTTAACAGTCTCAGGAACTACTTCGTATCCTGCAGTATAATTAACAACCAATATATCGCTTACAAGCAGGCCAGTTACATCAATGTCAATTTTCCCTGAGAAAGTGCTGTAAGTGAAAGGAATTTCAGTATCCTCACCAAGTATAACGGTTTCAACTGATTTGATCGGTGGGTATCTTAAATGAAACGAATAATCACATGCGCTTATTTCTAGTTGAACATTTTCGAGACTAAGTAACAATTTAGTTTTTCGCTCGGCCATGTCACCTGCAGCCTTAATGTACCCAATGATTAAATCATCATCGTCATTAAAATCGACAATGTTTAATTGACCTTTAGCCTCTTCAAGCGTTAGGACCATTAATGGATCTACTCTGGTAACTTTATCAAACATTGTATATCTCTTTAAGGTAAAAAGGCTATTGAATGTTAACCCAATAGCCTTTAATAAGTCTAATCAAAATTGACTATTACGCACCAGAATTAGTGGTTGAAACACCAATTAATATGGCGTCATTTTTACCAACAATTTCATAGAACTCTTTATCTATTTTGATAACTAAACAGCCATCTACCGAATAAGGATCAGGTAGGATTTTATCAATCGCACCAGGACTTATATAGAACGCCTCGGCCAAGTTACCAAAGATTACAAACGGTGCATCAGCAACGTCAAAATCAGGCATGGTGTCATCGATCACTACTGGATAACCCATAAGTGAAAGTGTTTCACCCATATATCCTGCAGCAAAGATTGGTCT